CACCAAACCCGATGTCTCTTTCACATACTTATAATAATCCAGACTCTGGACCGAGTTCTAGTACTAATAATAAAGAGATAACCACCTTTCAACGTAGGGGCTGGTTCACAAGTCGCGTTAGGAATCTATGGTTTAATAAAAGAACCATGACTCGTGACGCAACTGAGGTGGAAGTTCTTAACGATGTAAACTTAATGTTAGATGCGGATAACATTGAGGATTGCCTGGAGGGTGTAGTGTCGAGGAAATTTAAAATCTTTAACCCTAAAGAATTAGAAGACTTCGTCACACAAGGGGGGATCTTTCACGATGATCCGGAAAACATCACCGGAACTATCAATGGTAATCCATATATTAAATTATTAGTGGATTTACCATTGCTGGACAGGAACGGTGTTGTGCGGAAATTGAGAAAGAGGAAACGCAAAAGCTATGAAACACTCCTCCTTTTACAGCTCAGAGAGAAATTTCCCTTTGAGTTGACTCCCCGTAATGCGTTGAACTACGCATCTGTTCACAGATACGCAGTGCAATGTATGACAGAGAGGAACCTACGTGAAGTCGATAAAGCTCGGATATTGGCTACAATCGTAGAGCGGTTCTTTATTCCAAACACTCTTGATTTCATGACTCATGAGTATAGGAATACAATTACTGCAAGGGATGCGAGGGAAAGAATGGAACGCAATTATGTGGACCATTCATTCCAGGTGTACCTCGGTAGTCCAACTACCGTGGGTGCACCGTCTCCATCCAAATAGGGGTGCCCAGTTTACGTCAGTGCTCGCAACACTACAGCAAATGTTATGCATTTGGTGGAATGTTGTGAGTCTCTTCGCTGGCGTAAATCGGGTGCCCCTGTCAGGCGTCGACAAATGGTAGCTTTGGAGGGTTTAGGTACCTCCGAGGCCGTCGGCGCCTTCTCCAATACAATCCACAACTGTCTAGCTGCGATAGTAGGCAGAGTGTTGTACAGAAAAATAGAAGGAAAGTATTGGAGCCTAAGAAGTCTCCTTCCCGAATCAGGTATATTTAATATCGAACTCAAAAGTTTTAAGAGAGTGTTAACACCGCTACTTCCTAATGCCGCTCCGATTGCGCTGGATTCGTTTCCAGGACTGTATGTGGGCCGTAAGAGGAAAGTATATGAACAGGCGTTGCAAGCTTATAAAGACCGAGGTTTCATCATTCGTGACACCCATATACGAATGTTTTTGAAATATGAGAAAGATATTGTCGATCTCAAACCTGACCGGATCCCCCGAGTAATATCGCCAGCGGGGTTTGTTTATCTCCTCCTTGTAGGGGTTTATTTGAAAGCATGTGAAGAAAAGATATATCATGCAATAAATGAACTTTTCGGATACAAGGTAGTAGCCAAAGGAGTGAATTACAGTGATTTAGGTAACATGTACAATGACTCATGGAGTAGTTTTAAAGACCCGGCCAGCATCGATTTGGATGTTGAGAAGTTAGACGCGTCAATTTGCCAAGAAGCCCTACAGTGGGTTTTCGAAGTGATTGGTTCGTGTTTTTCAGGGAACGAAAAACATACGATTATGAAGTTGTTGAGTTACCAGTTACAATCAATTGTGAAAGGGAGAGCCGACGATGGTTGGTTCTCTTATAAGGTTAAGGGCACCTTGACAAGTGGTCAGATGAATACCTCTTTGACAGGGGTATTGCTCGTCTGTGCCATATTGTATAAAGTGACCAGGAAACACAACCTTAGATTGATCAATTGTGGTGATGACTGTACACTCGTTGGTGAAAGGAGACAAATGAAAGGCCTGGAAGTTTATCTTCATAAACGCTTCAAAAAGTTTGGAATGGTGATAACGTGTTCATCCATCAATAGGACGATGGAGAAAATACAATTTTGTCAGACTCAACCTTTGTGGATAAATGGCAGTGTAAGAGCTGTTAGATGTTTACACGGAGCGTTAACGAAGGATGCAGTATCCTTGGATAAATTAGAGCAACCTCACAGAATTGCGGCCTGGTGTCGTAGTGTTGGTCTCGGAGGAATAGCAACACATGGAGGAGTCCCAATCCTTCAAAATTTCTACCGAATGTACATTCGCTCGTACAATTTATTTATGGAGAATGCAATTTTGTCTAAAAGACAAAAGAAACGGATGGACCGTCTCGTGATCATGGAGACGGCCACATGGGCAAATTGGGGAAAACCGATGACTGAAGTGTTCTCACCACCAGATGATAGGACAAGATTATCATTTGAAAGTGCTTTCGGAGTGACACCGACAGACCAGTTACTTCTGGAAGATTTTTATGACAACTTCACGGTTAGTTTTGACAAACCCAAAGACAGGGATATGGTGCCAAACAATCTGTCTTTGTTCCTACTATAATTGAGATCGTGTTCAGACCGTGATGTCATGAAACTAAGGGTGAAGAATTGGGTTCCATGGTTTAGGCCCAAAACGTTTTTGATGAATGAGTAACATATAGTTATCCCCCACGTGATAATAGTAAACGAGAAATCCTCTTGCTTCATTCGGACATATAAATACTTACGTTGCTAAACAAAATGCCGAGAGACTGCACGGCGCCCCCTGTTGGTACAGGGTCCATGGGATGAACAGTCCAGTTATAAACGTTTGCTGGATCCAATACAAAACGTTTAAAGATCAATGCCACCAAAAAGAAGACCACCACCGGTCCCCTCGAAACCCAAAAGGCTCCAAGGGACGGCCAAGAAACAACAGAAAGAGATTACGATGCTTGGGCACCTCCTTAGAGCAACAGGCAAGATTGGAGGCACAGCTCTCGGAGCCGCTATCGGACAGCCTTACACGGGCGGTTCGTTCGGCGAGGGACTTGCTGGCCAACTATCTACCTGGCTCGGTCAGGGAGACTATTCTCTGGGCTCTAACTCTATTGTACAAGGTTTCAAACAAAATGGCCAGATTCCTGCCATGCATAGCACCAATCAATCAGTGCTTATCCGGCATAAAGAGTATGTTGGTGATGTTATATCATCCGCAACAGCCAACACCCTTAACTCGACTTATTATTCTATCAACCCTGGCCTCTCTACTACTTTCCCATGGTTATCTAGTTTCGCTTGTAACTTCACTGAGTATGAAGCTAAGGGAATCGTCTTTGAGTATAAGTCAAATTCCGGAGAAGCTCTCAACAGCACAAACACCGCGTTGGGAACAGTTATGATGGCGACCCAATATCGAACCACACAACCAGTGTTCACATCCAAGAACCAGATCCTTCAATCTTTCTTTGCCAGCGATGGTAAACCAAGTCAGAGTTTCTGTCATCCAATTGAATGTGATCCAAAAGAAAACCCGTTCCAAGTACAATATACAAGATCTGGAAACGTAACCTCTGGTGAGGACATCGCTGCATATGACATCGGGAAATTTAGTATCCATACCGATGGAATCCAAGGGACTAGTGTCAATCTCGGCGAATTATGGGTGACTTATGAGTTTGCTCTTAAGAAACCTGTGTTTTCAGCTTTGAGAAATCCATCCAGTGAATATTATCATGGATGGAATGCCACTACTAACGTAGATACCACCCATCCCTTTGGGACAGCTTCCTACTTGCCTTCTGTTCTTTCACAAGAAACCGGCACATTCACCCCAACTGTTACAGGGACTACTGTTACATTTCCCTTGGGTACAAGTGGATTTTTCCTAGTAGCCTGGTTCGTTAGGGGTGCTTCTACCGCCACTGTAGTACCTACTGTAGCTGCTACAACCAATTGTGCCTTTTCCAATGCTTTCCTCGCGGAATCATCCAGTGTTATCGATAGTAATACAACTACAACTAACACGATGTTCTTAATGAAGGCTGTGAACATTGGTGACACCAATAGGCAAGCAGTCATAACTTGGTCTGGAGGTACATATCCTACCGCTATAACGGGTATGGATTTGTATATCATGCAGATTAATGACTACGGCCAAGCCAATTGGTAGGCGCGTGGCCCGGATAAACCAGAGCTGGATGCTCTGAAACTAGCGAGCGACGCCTAGTATCCTGTTGAGTCAAGAATCCCACTCGTTATCATTACATAAATTTAATGCGAGTGAAAATAACAAAAACATAACTTAACCGATATCCCACGTGGCGGGAGGATAGCGCAGCATTCACTGCCTGGGTTTGGTCACCTGAGGGGTCTCCAAACGTCACGTTCATCCGGTGTATATTAGTTGTGGTTCTTGGGGTATGATTTTGAGAGAGATCATCGCCTAAGAAGTGCGAGGGTGTGAGGGCTTCACATATGGGATTTTACACTCCCACACCACCTAGTAATTTAAAGTCAAGTGTCTGGATCACAGATGCGAAAACAATCTCCAAGCTGTCAAGGAGAGAACAATGGGGTTGACAGTGTCTTAGCAGC